GGTGCTCGTGGTGCGCAGCGTGGATTTCCGGCTTGTCCATGTCGTTGGCGAGCCGCTTGATCGGCAGGCGCTGGCACTCCAGGTGCAGCACATCGCCGGCCTTGATGGCGCCAACCACGCGCACACGGGTGTCGTCCTGGATCACCCATGGGCTGGGCTCGTCCAGGTAACGCCACTGCGGCACGTTGGCATCCAGCCACTCGCGCGAGCGAAGCTCCATGATGCGCGGCGGTTCCGTGTCTGCGCCCTTGATGTGCAGGAAAATCAGCTCGTACACCGATGCGTGCAGCGTGTAGGTGTGCTGGCCTGGAGCGAGAGCAATCTGGCACACGGCCGGGTTCGCGTCCTCGCGCAGCAGGCGCCCACGCACACAGGCCTGCGACTGGGCGTCGTTGAGCCAGTCCATCACCGCCTCGTCGGACCAGAAGACAGGTTGCTCCGTGTCGCCAGCCAGCACGCGGAAGCGACGGATCAGGTCTTCGAGCGTCATCAGGCGAGCCCGCCCTGTACCAGCGCCGTGACCTGGTTGCGCAGGTCATCCGCCTTGGCCTTGGTGTCCAGATTCACGCCGTAGTTCTGCTTGGCGTAATCCGCCAGCGCGCCCTTGGTCATGCGCGACACCTCCAGCAGCGTTTCCTCGGTCGCGCGCTTTTCGTTCTTCTCGCGCTCCAGCACCTCGGCCTGGGCCTGCTGCGCCAGCGCCAGGGCTTCGGCCTGGGCGGCTGCGGCGTCCGTGTCGGCGCTGGTTCCTGCGGCCTTGGTCGCCTTGGCGGGCTTCTTGGCCGGGTCGTCCACGCGCTTGAACTCCAGGTAGCCCAGGAGCTGCTTTGCGTCGCGCTCGGACACCGGCTTTTCGTCGCCGGGCTCCCAGGCGTTGCGCAAGGCCGTGCGGTCGGTGTACGGGGCCATGCCCTCGTAGCGGATGGTGATGAACTTCATGGGGTTGCCTCCTGGCAGCGCGCAGGCCGGTTGCCCGGCCCGCTCGTGCTTACTTGACGCCCTCGGCGATGCCGAAGATCACCACTTCGATGTCGGAAGCCTTGTCGTTGCCCACCGTCTTCAAGGTGAACAGCAGATTGGCATCCTTCGGCAGCACGAGGCTGGCGTTCGTGGTGGCGTTGCGCAGGCGCGCAGCGGTGGCCACGTTCAGGCCGGCGCCGAAGTAGTCCGCGTCCTGGGGAACGCTCGCGTCATCCACGCCGTCCTGGTAGGCAAAGCCCAGGTCGGCCGTGGCCGTGGCTTTCATGCCAGTGACCACCGACACCTGGCTGTCCACATAGCGGAAGCCGGCGGGCAGGTGGCCCAGGTTGATGACATCGTTCGCGGCCGGGGCCTCGGTGGAGTCGCCGTTGATGACCTTGCCGGCGGCGTCGGTCTTGAGCGTGTAGCGCAGTGCGGACAGGTTGCCCCAGGGCGTATTGCCAATCTGCACGCCGTTGCCCGAGGTCTTCTTGTTGATGGTTGCCATGGTCGGCCTCCGTACTTGAATTGAGGGGGAAGAAGAAGGCGGGGCCGTAGAAGGCCCCGCTGGCGCTTAGGTGCGCTCGCCCGGGATGAGCTTGACCACCGTGTCGATGGCCATGGCGCCGATGTCGGTCCAGTGCTTGGTGCCGTTGCCTTGGTCCACCGCGAAGCGGACTTTCTGCAGGCCCTGGATCACGCCGATCATCAGCTCGCGCTTGTCCTTGTGGTCGAAGGTTTCTTCGTTCCAGAAGAACGGCATGCCCGACAGGCCGGAAGCCGCGAAGGCTTGCATCAGCGACTGGCCGCCCAGCAGGATGGCGCGGTCCACGGCATGGGTGGTGCCGAACGAGGCGGGCACCAGGCAGGAGCTTTCGGCTTCCGAGGTGAAGCTGTTGGCGTAGCGGATGGTGTTGCCCGCGTAGAAGCGCACCGGCTTGGGCTGCTTGAGCAGCAGGATGCCGTTCCACAGCGCGGCCTCGCCCTTGAACAGGGCGTGACCCTTCGCATTCGAGGCGCGGTTGAGGGCCGCTACCTGGAACTTGCGGAAAGCATCGTCCTGCGCGAAGGCGTGGTACTGCGCGGGAGACAGGATCAGCGCGCGCAACGGCTCGTCTTCGGCGGCGGCATCGCCGGGCAGCTTCACAGCGGGCGGTGGCAGCGGCAGCGACTCGATCAGCGTGCGGATGGAATCCACCACCGTCATGTTCAGGTCGTCCGTCGTCGCCAGCGAGGCCTCGCCGGCATTGACCGTGAAGCCCTTGATGCCGTTGGTGCCGTCCGCCATGTAGTGGCGGTTCTTGGTCGGGGCCTTGACCGGGTTCACCATCATTTCGGCGAACTCGGGATCGTCCTCGGTGGGCACGCGCCACTCGATGTTGTCGTGGAAGCCGCGAGCGCCGGCCACATGGGCCAGGATCGACTGGTCCAGGTAGGCATTGGCGTGCGACTGGGCCACGGGGCGGGCCAGCTTGGTGAAATCCACGGCCGAACGGATGTTCGTCATGGTGTCGCCCAGCTTCACGGGGATACGGGCCTGGTCCACACGGGTGCGGGCCTTGTCGTATGCCAGGCCGGTGCCCTTGCCCTCGACCATGCGCGATCCCATGATGGGGCGCATCTTGGACGGCTGCACGAAATGGAATTCCACCTCGTCGCCCGTGCCGCGAGACAGGTCCATCGCCTTCACGATGGGGTAGTCCGAGCTGGACTGCTTGCGGATCATTTCCGCCACCTTCCCCTCGCCCTTGGGCAGGGGGCCGGAGAGCTGGCCAAGGCGCGAAAGGCGGTTCTCGGCCAGGGCAAACATGCCCGCCGACTGGACGAATGCGGCCTTGTCGGAACCGGCCGCCACATGGCTGTTCATGGTCATAGTGACCTCCTTCGATGGGATGGGGGCGGCTCATCACGAGCGGCCCGTTCAATTACTAAATGGCGTTCATCACGCGCTCGATCTGCTCGGGCGTCATGTCCTGCATGCGCTCAATGAGCGCGTTCGGGCTGGTGCCGGCCATGGCCGCCACCTGCTGCGACACGTCGGTGTGCTGCTCGCCCGCTGCCTCCGACAGCGAGTGGGGGACGCGGCGCTGCACCTCCGGTGCCTTGCCATCGCCCTGAGCACGCGGTGCAGGAGCGGCCTTGCCGGTCTGCGCCTTGAACGTGTCAAAAACTTCAACCACCTCCTGCGCCGTGCCACCCGTCTTCGGGTCCAGCACGCCTGCCACGGCTGCGCGCGAGAAGCTTGGGAGCGCCTGCATCCAGGCTCCGAACTCGGCCGACTGCACGATCTCGTCCGCATCGGGATGCTTCTGATAGATCGTGTTCAGGTGGCCGTCGCTCGCTTCCTTGGCCTGCTGCTCCTTGAGCGGCTTCAGCGCCTGGGCGCTTTCCTGGCGCAGCTCGGCGCGCAGTTCCTCGCGCATCTGGGCCATCATGGTTCCCAGGCCCTTGGCGATGGCTTCCTCGGAGAAGTCGCCGAACATCGAAATGTCAACGCCTTGCCCGATGGCCGCCTTTGCCGCTGCCAGGTTCTGGTCTGCCTGGGTCTGCGCCTGACCTGCGTCCGCACGGTCCTGCGCCTTCCCCTCGGCTTGGCCCAGATTGGCCTGCTGCTTGGCGGTCATCTCCGCAACTTGTGCACGGAGCGTTTCGTTCTCGCCTTCCAGCGTCTTCGCGTGGTTTCGCGCCTGTTCCAGCTTCTCGTAGGGGATGGTGTAGGCGCCGGACTTGCTGGCAATCGCAGCGCCTGCGGGTTCATCGCCCGTGTTCGGCTTGTCCTGTGCCTGGCCTTGAGCGCCCTGCCCTGCGGTATCCGCCGCAGTGCCAGCGCCATCGGCCGCACCATTCGTGTTGTCCTGTTCGCCCTGGATCACGGCGTCGTCGCTGTCCAGCGATTCGCCGTTGAGGGCCTTTTCGAGAAATTCCGCCGGAGTAAGTCCTGGCATGTTGCGTGCTCCATCCCAGCTATCCGGCTGGGCCTGAATGGGCATGCGGGTTGAGGGATGGGCCAGGACAGAAGCCCTGGCCGTCCGCTCTCCTGCTGCGGGAGGTGCTGCCTCATCACGAGGTGGCGTTTCGCCCGGCGCTTCACAGCGGGGGGCTTGGGGACAGTGTCGAAGGGATGCGCGGAAAGCCTTCGCCCTATACCGGGCGGGCGTGAAAAAGCCGCCTCGGTGGGCGGCTGGATTGCGTTACGGGCTTCGGGCTACAGCAGGAAGCCTAGCGACTGCATAAAGTCAATCGGGTCTTTGGCGCTCTTGGATAGATTGCACGGCGGGCACAAGAGCTGCAGATTGGTGCGCTGGTTTGTTCCGCCGCGCGCCAACGGCTTGATGTGGTCAAGGTGGTAAGGCCCTCCGGCGATTGACGCCTTGCATACCGCACACCTGCCGCGCTGCGCATGCATCAGGAAGCTGACCACGGTGGCATCAATTACGCCAGCTGCGCGCCGCATGGCCTTTGCTGCTTTTCTGCTCGGCCGCAAGCGGTCTTTGTTCGCGTGGTACCAGGCCCGGGTCGCCTTTCTGACGCGATCAACATTCGCAGCGCGCCACGCCATGGTCTGCGAATGCAGCTTCGCTCTATTTGCTTTCCTGCGCTCTGAGATCGCGTCAGCAGCTCTGGCATGGTGCTCTCTCGCGCGTCGCATTAGCCTATCCCGGTTCGCCTGGTAATAGGCTGCGGACTTCTCCTTGCGAACTTCTTCCGCACCTTCGGCGTAGTACGACTCTTTTTTCTTGGCCGTGATCTGCTCTGCGTGCTGGCGGTTGTAATCTGCCTGCTTTGCCGCGACGCAGGCTTTGCATTCACCTCTTAGGCCGTCCTTGCAGCAAGCGGCCTTATAGAACTCCGCGTGAGGCTTCTCGATCCCGCAGGTGCGGCACTGCTTCGCCGCGATAAAATCATTGCCAGCCATGACGACTCCTTCCCAGTCTGAATGGTTAGAGCCCGCGCCGGATTGCCGTCCGCCGTGGGCTCGCCTATTTTAGTCAGTTCGTAGCGTTTCGATTCCATCATTTCCACCTGCTGCCGCGCTCTGCGGCTGCATCGGTGACTGCGGCGTGGTCGGGCTTGTGTCTCCAGGCATGCCGCCCGGCTGTTCGACTGGAACGACCTGCTCTGGCACCGGGTAATTCGGGTCGGCACCTGCGGGGGTCGGCGGCTGCCAGCCAGCGTTTTGCATCACCACATCACCAATGGGCGCAATCATCGGGTTGAGCGCGATCTTCTCGCCCGCCTGCATCGCTGCAAATGCGCTGGTCACGCCGGTTTGCACCGCTTGTGCCACCAGATTCTTGATGCGCGCGTCGCTCTCGGCCTGCTTGATGTCCAGCTCGCGGGCCTTGAGGTCGTACATCAGCTCCTGCTTCACCTGCGTGCGGATCGCCTCGGGGTCGGCCTGGCCCTTCGATGCCCGGATGGCATCCACCACCTCCTTCTTGCGGGGCAGGTCCATGAGGTCGATCAGGAACGGCATCACCACCTGCTGAACCTCGGGCGGCGCGGCCTTGATGGACTCCGACAGCGCGTTGAGCTGCTGCGTGCGGAAGCTGCTGGACGTGGGCACGTCCTCCAGCGCCACCTTGAGCCGCGTGCGCTGCACGTCGTTGGACAGCAGCACGATGTTGGTCATCGGGTCCACCTCGGGGCGGTTCAGCACCACCGTGCGCGCCGGGTTGATGACATCGCCCTCGATCACCACCGTGGTTTCCTCCTTGCCCACGTCCTCGATGATGAGCGCCAGCAGCAACTCGCCCACCAGGGCGCGCGCCTCCTTGAAGTTGTCCATGAGGTCGGCCAGCGACACCTGGGACTGCTCAAGCTGGGTCTGCTCCTGCACGCCGCTGGTGGCCGTGCCAGTCTGGCCCTGGAAGGCCGGCGTCACGCCCGACACCCGGGCTGCCGCCGCGCGCGAGTCCTGCATGAGCTGGAATTGCTGCGCGTTGAGCTGGAAATCCCGGTTGCGCTCGAAGACGCCGCCGTCCTTCATGGCCTCGGGGTCCAGCACGAAATCAGCATCCACGCGCGAGGACATCTGCCGGAATTGCTGATCCGTCATTGCCACGGCGCCCTTGGTGCGCTTCGTCTCCACCGCCGACATGCCCCAGCGCAGCTTGGAAATGGTGCTGTTCAGGTTGTCCTGCGGGAAAAGCATGTCGCGGACCAGCCCGAACAGGATGCCGGTCATGTCTTCCTGGCAGCCAATCACCCGCACGTAGGGGAAATGGCGGTGCGGGTACGGGCTCGGGCCGTCGAACAGGCGATGCGGCCCCATCCAGTAGGCGCGGCGCACCACGGGCAACAGTTCCTCCACCAGCTTGCCACGGCCCAGCGCCAGCGCCGCCTGGTGCAGCTCGCTGGCCTCGTCGTACTTCACCGCGCGCCCGTCCTTCATCTTGAGCATGACGGTCGTCACCCAGCGGCGATACCACAGCTCCGTGATGCACACGGTCCTGTTTTCCTCGTTGTAGTAGTTGTCCTCCTGCACCGTCCAAGCGCGCTCGGCCTCGGCAGCCGACTGCAGGCCCGTGGACTGGCCGCCCTCCAGCTCCTGCGCCGCGAAGTGGGCCATCCACTTATCCGGCCCGCCGTGGGCGATCAGCGTGGCGTGCTCGGGGAACATGCGCGCGGCCCGCGAGCGGCTGATCCAGCGGCGGCGGTACAGCCAGCGCGCATCGCTCAGGTCCGGCTCGATGGCCTTCATGTCCCACCAGATTTCATTGCGGTGGATGTAGCGGCACTTGTAGGGGAACTCCAGGCTGTTCGATGCCCGCGCCACCTCCACCCAGCCGATGCCCACGGCGCACGCTGGCTTGAACGCCTGCGACAGCGCGCGGTCGGCCTTGCTGTGCCGCTCGGCCTGGTTCAGGCGGAAGTTGAGCGCGTCGGCCACGTCCTGGCCGCCGGGCTCGCCGTCCGGCGTCACGCGCCAGTCGGTGCGCGTCTTGGCCTCGTAGCCGCACACCGCCGCGATGGCCGGGCCGATGATGTTCTCCTTGGCCGGGGGGATGCCCATGGCCTGCATCTTGCGCAGCAGGTCCGTGCCGAGCTGGTTGCCGTCCGCGTAGTCGGCCTCCTTGTCGGCCTGGGCGCGCCACGCGGGCTGGCCCAGCGCCTCGCGCACGATGGCCGCGAACTCGTCAATGCTGATGGGCTGGTCGTCGCCGTCCTGCAGCTCGTCGGGGGTGGTGGTGGGGTTCAGCATGGTCATGCCCTCATCAGGTGCGCCAGTCGGGGGCTGGCGGCATTTCAAAATCGTTCTTGGTGCCGTAGGCGTCGTCGGTGGGCGTGTAGAGGCCCGATTCCTTGGCCTGTGCCCACTGGCGCAGGGCGTCGGCGGCCTCGGTGCACCCGTTGCTCTTGTCGGGCTCGTCAAGGAACTTCGCCATGGCCTGGCTGTACTTCTTGCGGTAGCCGCGCAGGCGCTCCAGGCCGAAGGAGCAGGCCTCCTTGTCGAACCAGGCGCCGCGCATGTGCTTGCGTAGCGTGTTCACCCCGGTCATGAGATGGGTCACGCGGGGCACGATCACGAACTTCTGGCCTGGCATCAGGCCCTGCAGAATCTGCTTGGTGGATCGGTTGGTATCGCCCAGGCGCTTGTGGTCCGCGTCGTGGGGTAGGTAGTGCTTGCCGAAGACAAAGCCCAGGAGCTGCAGTTGGCGCACGTAGTGCTTGAGGTCTTCGTCGTGCTCTTCGTAGTACCCGATGAAACGGTCCTCGCCGCGCAGTTGCTGGGCGAACCAGATCGCGCACCCGTCGCTGTTGCCGATGTCCCAGAACGTGTGGACAGGCAGGTCCAGCAGCGGCACGGCCGTGATTCCGCCGCGCTTGGTCAGCTCGGTGATGGCCTTGGTGAGGTAGTGGCCCTCGGTGGACTGCTGGAAGGCCTCGCGCGGCGTGGATGGGTACTCCTGCCACATGCGTTCCTCGCGCCCGGCGAAGTCGGCGGCCTGGGTCGCCACGTACCACGCGCGCTGCTCCATGTCGATGGTGGTGGACATTTCCACCTCGGCCTGCTCGAAATACTCGTGCTGCTTGGGCGTTATGACCACCGCGCTCGCGTCCATGCGGTAGTTCGGTTCCTGCCACCACGCATAGAAGTGGAAACGGTAGTCGCGCGGCGTCAGCTTCTGGTGGGAGTGGTGCAGCGCCTCGGCCTGCGTGCACAGGTCGTAGAAGTCGCCGTTGGCGCCCTCGGCAGTGCTCTCGATCACCAGGATGCCGGTGAGCGGCACGGCCGGGATGGAGCCGGTCATGACCTCCTTGGCCTTGTCCGGGAACTTGGCGCAAATCTTCCCGAACTCGCTGATGTGCAGCCGGTGGATGGTGCCAGAGCGCATCGACGTGGCCACACGGATGCTGCTGTTGTTGTGCGCGAAAAGCAGCTCTGTCGCACTGTCGCGGGCCAGCGGGAAGCGCTCGCGGATTTCCTCGGGCAGGCTGGTGTAGGCGTACTTCACCTTGTCCCGAAAGATCACCTCGGCCGCCTCGCGGTCCTGGGCGATGATGCCGCAGCGCTGGTCGGCGTTGAAAAGCGCGTGGTCCAGCCACAGGATGGCAATCAGGGTCGTGAACCCAAGCTGTCGGGCTTTCAGGATCAGGTTTCGATGCCACAGCCTGCGCATGAATCGCTTCTGCGCGCGGTTGGGCTTGAACGGCACACTGAACGTGTCCCCGACCTTTCCTCCCTTCATGTCGTCGCCCTTGACCATGATCTTGTAGAGGCAGCCCGAGAACAGCCGCCACTCAGGATCGGCCAGACACCGCTCCAGTTCCTCGGCACTGGTCGGCATCTGGTTGAGGGAGACACTCACGCGACGGGCCATGTCAATCCTCGTCGTCGTGGTCGTCCTGGCGCACCGGCAGGCTTGATGCCTTGCGCTCGGGGTCGTCCTGCACCGGTCCGAAGCCGTTGCTGTTGCCGGATGCCACGCGCGCCAGTAGCGCCGCCAGCGGGTCGGCCTTCTGCTGGTTGTCCTTCTCGTACAGCCCGACGTGCTTGGCCAGCTTCTCCAGCGCGTCCATCTGGGAATGCGTGAGCACCTCGATTCCGTACTTGGTGGTCTTGGCGCCGGCATACAGCGCCGCGCCGCGCTCGCTCAGGTTGCGGGTGTCCTTGAGCACTGTTCGCGGCTGGCCGTCGCCGCCGCATTCTGGGCAGTCGCGCACGGGCAGTAGCAGGGGGTTGAAGCCAATGCCGCCCTGCTCGTCAAAGTCGCCTGGGTTCTTGCCCTTGTCGATCCACACCTCGCGGTCGGTGTTCATTTCCAGCAGGGTGCGCTGGTACTTGTGCCCAATGCCATAGCAGCAGCGGCAGCAGCCGGTCTTCACTTCCACCAGCTCGCGCGGGTCGGCCAGGGCGATGTTGGCGATCCGCGTCAACACCAGATCGGCCGTGATGGCGGTGCGCTCCTGCTGCTTTCGGCGCGCATCTGCGATGGCGTGCTGAATCTGAGGTTTTCTGAGGTGGTCGTAGCCCTGCTCCGCTGCGGTATTCGGGCTATACCCGGCACGAATCGCAGCCTGGGTGGCGTTCAGGTCCACCATGTATTCCTCCACGAACCGCTGTTGCTTGTCCGTGAGGGGTGATGCTGGGGTGTCCTGCGATGCAGGCTCCACGAGTCGCGCAGCGGCCTTCGCGGGCGTTTTGCGCGGTGCGGTCTTGGTGGTGGTCTTGGCCGGTGCTGCAGCCTTCTTCGCGGGGGCAGGTGCTTTCCGTGCAGGCGCGGCTTTGCCTGCGGCCTTCTTGGGGGCTGCAGGCTTGGCGGCTGGCGCGGGCGGTGTCTTGCGGGGTGCGGGCTTCTTGCCCTGGGGGGAAGTGGCCATGCCCGGAGTGTTCCGGGCAGTGGCTTGGTGGCCTAACCCTATGCTGGGCGCGCCATTTCATTGGTCAATACCTACGGGGAGTCTGGCCCAGCAGCATCGCTATGCTCTGGTTTACTCACGGCTCCGACGTCTAAAGAATCAGGCGATTCATCAGGGATGGGCGCGGATGGCATATTCACTGCCAAGATCGCCTCCATCTGCGCGAGGTATCTGTCGCGCTTTTTTCTTGCAGACTGAAATGCAGCTTTTGCTTCGGCGAAAGCTGGGGCGTTTGCAAAGTCATACATCATTGACTGGGTGCCAGAGGTGCCGGAGCGACCTGCTCGCAATGACGCCTTTTCAGTCGAAGCCACGGCCATCTCGTCGCTTGCAGCATTTGCTAATGCGGTAAGTGCGGCGAGTTGCACTTGCACGGAACCGTTGGCCACCAATGCCTTTTGAGCAGATGCAGCCTCTTTTAGCTCATGGCGAGTCTCGGCCAACTCTTCCTTCTGCAGTTTCACGGACCTTGTGAGCCAGTAGAAGGCTGCGAATGCCACCACTGGATTCATAAGCCCACCAAAATAGTCGCCGAACGCTCCCCATTTATCGGCATTCTCTGCCAAGGGGAGGTTCATCAGCCAAGAGAAGTACACGAAATACCCTCCAACCAGCGCCGCGCCTATCGCAGTCAATGCGAACTTCCATTTATCTATCTCACTGTTCAATCCCCCGCTTTCGGCATTCGCTCTCTGCTTCTCCATCATCATGGCCTCTCCCGTGTTGTTTAGAACAACATGGTTCTACCTGAGACTTCCCTGTTTGAGAATGCATCCTGCTCAGTCCGCCGCGAGCAAGGTTCAACGCGCTGCCCCTTGCGAGCGAAGATGGTTGAACAGCTCCGCGTGGCGCTCCACAAACCGGCGCAGGAACTCCAGGCCGCGCCCGGTGACGCGGGCCACGGGGTCATAGCCCAACAGCAAGGTCAGGCAGGTGTCCTTTTCCAGCACGAATTCCTCGTAGGTCTGCCCGTTCTGGGGGTGTCTCCAGGTCTGGATGTACCCCCCGAACAGGGCGCCGAGCTGGTCACGCAAGGCGCGGATGTCGCGCATGACGTGGAAATGCTCCTTTCCAGTCAGGCCCGCAATCTCGCGGCTGCTCATGGTCAGTTGGTTGCCCATCAGGGGCATCAGTGCGTTCATGGCTTGCTCCCTTCACGGCTTTCCACATCCTCCGGCCCGGTCACGCCAAGCAGGTCCATCTGGCGGGCGTCCAGCTTGTCGCGCAGCAGCTCGCGCATGGACTTCAATTCGCGGTCCTGCTTTTCAACCTTCGCGGCCAGCTCCGTGGCCAGGAACAGGTGTTGGTTCGTGCTGTTGATGAGAATCGCCTGTCCGGCCGCGCCCACACTCAGTTGGGCCAGTGCACGGTCCTCGCTGGGCGTCAGGTGCAACACCACATCCTCGACGCCGGGCCGCCCGGTCATTTCGATCAGCACGTAGCCGCTGTCCAGGATGGTCTTGCTGATGTTGCGCGACGGCGGGTAGGTTTCCACCAACTCATAGATGCCGCGCAGAAGGCGCTTGAGCTTGGTTTCGCCCACCAGGTCGCGCAGGCGGTCATCCACGATGGACAGCTTGAGCCCCGTCAGTTCTGCCACCGTGTCGCGCGTGGCGGTCTGGCCCAGGGCGCGCAGGTCGCGCACGGCGTCAAGCACCCGCTGGGTGCTCGTGATGGCTTTGGGAGCGCTTGTCTCTGGCGCCTGCACGGGCTCCAGGGCGGCGGGTTGCAGGTGCTTGGTTTCAGTCATGAGGACTCGCAGTTCAGTTGGCGTTTCTTCGCGGCCGATGCACGGCCAGTGATGTGGCTCCAGTTCTGGCCGATTCGGACGGCGCGCACTGTTGAGCTTGCAACTCCAAGCAGAGGCGCCAACCTGAGAGAGGACAGCGGGCTCGCAAGGATGGTCTGCACCAAGTCATCAGTGAGCACGGCCTTTGGCGACTGCGATCCCGCGTTGGCGGTACCGTGCTTCCAGCGGTCCTTTGCGTTCCCGCTCGGCGTATCCCAACGGAGATTGCTCAAGACAGGGTTTGAACGGTCCCCATCACCGTGGCAAGCCTCCATGGCAGGCGAAGGGCGTGGCCCGACGAATGCCTCCAGCACCAAAACATGCACGTCGAGCTTTTTTGCAATGCCGCCATTGCAAAGGCGGACAAACCGATAGCCAGTGCTCTTCTTGTCAACGGGGGTAGCCTTCATGCGCCCATTGCGAACGCGCCCGATGCTGTCGATACGGTCAAGCGATCGCACACGTCCGAAGCTAGAAACCTCGTAGACCCCCTCGTAGCCTGAGATTGCCTTCCATTCCTCGTTCACGCTTCGCCTCCATTCGGGTGAAGGATTGGCGGCAGCGCCAATCCCCGTGGCCACATGCCAGCGCTGATGACTTGCGCTTGCGTTCTTGCAATCCATTCAGCTTCGCGCTGTCGGCGTTGATCCTTGGAAAACATCGCCCCTTGGTCAAAAAGCAAATGACAGCCTCGGCGTCCTGGTTGCGATGCACACAGAGGGAAGCTGTCCAGATCCGACACCTTGGTGCCTGCTCCCTTGCCTGTATTGGCGTGGGCACATTGGCTGATTCCGACGATTCCGCAGCAGACGCACGGCAGGCTGGCCACGGCGCGGCGGTAGCGCTCGCTGCGCAGCGGCGCGGGCTCCTTGGGCGCCGGGCCGCTGGTGCTCCCGCACATCACGGCGGCGCGAGGCACTACGTTTTTCATAGCTGCCTGCGCACGCTGGGCAAGCGCCGCATCCCGATTTGGCTCCCGTTTCACCAGGGCCATGCGCGGCTTGAAGCCGGTGCGCTTCATGGGCGTGGAGCGGGTCAGCATGCCGCAGCTCCTGCGGCGTCTGCCATGGCATCGGCCTGCAGCTCGGCCTCGGCCAGCGCCACCACATCGACCGCGATCTGGCGGCGGTAGCGCACCACGGCGGTCAGCAGGTAGCGGCGCTGGGCCGGGGTCAGCGGGGGCGGCTCCTGCATGGCAGCAGCAAAGGCCATGTCGCGCGCGAAGCGCTTGGTGCCGATGCCAGGGAAGAAGGTGCAGCGCTCCAGCGCGCGCGCCAGGGTCTTTTCATTCTCGGTCACCGGATCACCTGCCTCTCGATGCGGTCGGATGCCATGCGGGTCTGCCAGATTCGGATGGCGCTCTCGGCTGCCAGGAGCTGGAAGCGCAGGCGTTCTTCGATTTCCACGGCCGCGTGCAGGCCGTCCAGCAGCGCGATGTACTCGTCGTGGGCGTAGGCGTAGCGCTCCTGCATGGCCGCGCTCTTGTGACCGTCCTTCTCGGCTTCGATCATCAGCAGCGCCTTCTTGCTCTTGCGGAAGTGCTCCAGGCGCGTGCGGTCGGCCTTGGCCTGGGCGTATTGGGGGGACAGCTCCTTGAGCGCTTCCAGCGCGCCCAGCTTCCCGCGCGTGCCGTGGTCCAGGCCGTCGCCTTCGGGGTGCGGTGCGTCAGCCACGGCGGCCCCTCCAGTCTTGGCCCGTGAACTTGCGCAGGCGTGCCATGTGGTCTGCTTGCTCGCGGCGCGGGTCACGCGGCGGCGGCGGGAGGATGAACGGGCGCGACACCAAAAATCGCACGCCGTTGACGATGCCCAGCAGGCCCTTGTCGTCATCGGTCAGCGAGTCCGGGTCACGCACCTGGTGCACCTGCACCAGCGTGGCTCCATCGGCATCCGTGGAGAACTCAGCGACAGCCAAGCGGGCCACTTCGCGCCGCATGGCTTCCATCAACGACGACGGGATCACCATGACGAACTGTTTACGCATGGCGGCCTCCCTGGGAACGGCGGAACGGCCACGCCACCATGGCGGCGTCGCGCTCGTGCTGGTTGCTGCTGTGCGTCCAGCCGGTGACGATGGCGAAGTTCTCTGCCGCGCGCTTCGGGCCTTTGGCCGCCGGGCTCACGCCGTGGGCCGGAATGCCCAGCTCCACGCAGATTTCGGTGATGAGACGGCACCACGCATCCACCTGCCCCAGGCTGCGCGCTGTGGCCAGGGCCGCGCCGTATGCCGCCTTGGTGCGGGCGTTCCAGGCGCGCGATGCGAGGCGCGAATCCTCGAACACCACGCGCCCCGGCATGGCC